TCCGAAGGTTTCTCCTTCTCTGAAAATTACGGGAACAAATACCCATTCATTGAAGAAGCTGTAAACACACTCCTTGGCTCTTATGACTTCACTCGCTGCGTAAAACCGTCCGGTGAAGCGTACGGAACGGCGGGGCAGTGCAGAAAAGGAACTGAAGAAGCTAAACCGGTAAAGGCGACTTCTCCCGCCAGGCGAACCAAGGTAGAAAGAGACATGGCTGCCCAAGCCACTCTCAAAAGACTCGCAGCCAAAGGTCCGGATACTTCCGTAAGAAAGCAGGGTAACAGGGTAGTGGTCAGTAAGGGGTCTGAGTTCAAGGCTGTTCTACACCCCGAGCACCAAACTGCCCTTGGAAAGTTAAAGGAGGGGGAAAGGTTCAAATTTGAGGACGAAAGTGGCACCCATTGGTCGGCGACACGGTCCGGAAATAGTATACGCTTAGAGGGGGGAGATACAAGGCATGGCAGCAAACCTTACAAAATGTCAATGGGTAGGGACAAACTGATGTGAGGTAGCTTTCGTGGGGCTCCTGCTTTTCTTGGGCAGCAGGGTAAAACCTTGTACAAGGGAAGAGCCGAATGTCAGTTCCGCAGATAAAGGAGGCCATACTTTCAGCGCCGAGTACAGTTGTTCTGTACTTCGATAGCCCACTTGACACTCGGGTCAGTGTCCCCATAAGTTCCTTCACTGTGAACTACGGCCAGTACGGTGTCGAGACACTTGTGTACTCCTCGGACACAATGGTTTCCCTCGGCCTAGACAGCTGCTTGTCCGCATGGGACGAAGTTTTTGTTTCCTACGAGCCTCCCGTCGCCTTAGCCTCTTGCATGAGGGGGCCAGTTCCCTCCACAGCTAGTGATGTTGTAAAGAAAAGAAACGCAGTACGAGGCTTTTACCGAGTTTCGGTCCGAAACACGCTCACACCGAGCGAACAAACGGAAAGCTCTCGCAAGGGTTCCAACCTTGGGCAGACTATTGGCGGTTACGGCTATCCGCATCAAGATCGCTCAGGTGTTTTAACGCCAAACAGGTCCGACCCACGAAGTGCGTCGCCCGACGACTTCATTATCGCGTACGGACTCAAAGAGGCCATACAACTTACGAACATTGACGACGCGAGTGCAAACTCGGTGAATGTTGCCAAGATGCGAATGGCAATCGAGGATGCAAACGCTCTCATAGACTCATACATTGAGCAGTCAGGGAAAGCGGGAAAGGTGCTAATTACGAGCAATCGTCGGCGAACAGCACTGATTATAGCCCGATACTACCTGGATAATGTCCGGCGAAGAGAAGATGTTTTCAAGGATTACACCGAAGCACTAAAACAACTCGACGCTGAACGAGAAATGACTTCGGTTCGTGCGGGCCACGGTGACTCAGCTATTGACACCAAGGCAGGAATCATGCGCTCCTGGCGTGTCCCGCAGCGGTACAACGGGGTTTCGGGAAAAGGTTTCGGAGGGTGGAATACGGACATGGCGGGAGACCAGGCTCCGGACTTTCGTGCTGGTTTCGGGGCAACGGGGCAAAACAACTCTGAAACTAACTGGATCTCAGCACGAAACTACGAAGACTTAGGTGGGACTCCACAAATTACAGAGCCGAACGACGCAGGCGGCTATCGCGTTAACGGCTCTGATACGATCTACCCTTAAGTCCTAACCTAAATGGAACTGAATACAATAACTAAAATAGAGCAATTCCTCTGCGACTCTCTTATTGCCTCCCCCCTCATACCAATTGGGGTTAATGTATTGCGTTTGGCTGACGCGGTTGAGAATGAGGGCGTTGTAACTCAGACGAACAACATTGTTGTGCGCTACGAAAGCTCAACAAGCAATGTTAAGAACCGGGTACCTTTCATATACGAAGACACTCTGAACTTTGAGCTGAACTTTTCGTGCCAAAACTACCTGACGAGTTCCGGACACGACTTTGCCACGCAACTCCTCATGGGCGCAAAAATCACACTGTCGGGGAGTGCCCCTTCAGGTGCTTACGTGCAAGTTTTGGAACCTTTTCGATGCTCTACGTCCCAGTTCACAGGCTTAAGCCCGGAGTCCCAGTACACCTACACTCAAAACTGGTCCGTAACTATCGAGGAAACCCTGCCGTATATCGCACTCGACCCCTGTGTTCAACGTGGTGACTGCCGCCAAATTTTCCCCACTCGAAATGTCCTGACTTCTTTACCCTTAGCCGGTGTTCTCGATGAAGCAACGGGGTGTATTTATGTGCCATGGTACCCTGAGACTAACCCCCTAGAGGCAGCGTTCACGGACGCACTCGGAGTTCAGTGGAGTGAAGAACTCACGCAGTCAGGGGATTGGGTCTATGTACGCAGCCCGAGCGAAGTATTCCTCGAAGATCCTTTAAATCAGCCGATCTACTTGCTAAGTAATAAGAATTTCACGGCGGACGGTCGCTTGGTTGTAACAATTTGGAACGCCACAACAAAGCAGCCCATAAAGGAAGTTTTCTACGTTAACTCCGGGAAAAAGCTTGCTCGTTACGCTGTGGATCTTTGGAGGAACACGGTTTCTGGCGCAGCCAAGGGGGGAATAGACCCGCTAAGTGTGAAGGATGCGTCGTGGTCGTCGGGACTCACCTACGGGGAGTTCGCAATTGTGAGAGGGGCGAACCGAACCCTGTACTCAGACCCCCTAGATCCGAACGGCAAGACGCAAACTTTGATGGGCGGAACACTCGTCGGGGTGAAACCCGACACGTTTATTCAAACACCGCAGGGACGGTTCTACTTTGTAGCCCAGTCTCCGCAGGGTAAAGGTTGGTTGATACAAGATTCCTTCGAGCTTGCGTCGATTAATTCCTTGTGGAAGCTCGGCTGCATTCCTTGCGAAGGCGGACCAACTCCTCCGAGTCTCTGTTAAGTATGGCAACTCCCGCACAGCTCTGGGCACAGTATGACGTTGCTGTTAAGTCCAACAATTCGGCCTTGGCGCAGGCCATCCTTAAACAATTGCAAAACTTCCGGAGTTATCCCACTTCAAATACGGGGTGCTCACGATGCAGAAAAACACTATGACAACAACTTCGAACGACAAAATCCTGAGGCAGAAAGAGACCCTTGCCGCAGCAGCATTGCAGGTTGCTGAAGACGCTCTTGAGCTACTTCAAGACCACTTGGAGGAGTGCAGCACTCGAGATCTTGTGACTGTGTTTAACTCGGCTGTGAAAGCGCACCGCGAGATTGTGTCGGATATTGTGAGTTTGACCGAAACAGAGAGTAAGGGGGAACAAGATCTAGCCAAAGAGTACGGACCGACCGTTGAAAAGTTACTAAACAAGCTAAAGCCTAAAAGTCAAAAAGAATGAGCTATAACCGACCCGTAATAACGCACGTGTCTCAACTTGACGAGTACTCGTCTTGGCGAGACTACCAAAGGGGCTTAAGGGAGCTCGTCCTTCTTGAGGCACCGCGCTCGGTGGTTTCTGAGTACCGCTATCAGGCTGCTCGAGAATGCTTTCTTGCCTTCTGCGATATAATGAAGGCAGGCGACCTTAACGTGTCCGAGTTTCACGAGATTATAGGATCTGGCTTTGAGGACCTGGCAAATAGGAGGTACAAGAGACTAATCGTTTCTTGCCCCCCTCGCTCAGGGAAGTCGATGCTGGCGACTATGTTCTTGGCATGGTTGCTGGGCAGGGACCAAAAGACACAGCATGTTATAGCTTCTTACGGAGCTTCGCTGTCTTTCAAGTTCCACAGGGAAACTGTCCAGATGCTGAAGTCAAAGGAGTTTAAAAGAATATTCCCCGAGTGGATGGGGTTCAGCCCGGACTCGAAATACGATATGATTGGCGGGGGGTACATCCTTGCAACGTCTGTGGGTGGAGTCCTAACTGGCTTTACAGCGGGTACAACGGACATGGAGAGCCCTGGCGTGGGGGCAATGGTGATAGACGACCCTTTAAAATCATCGGACTCGAAGCAGGCGCTAGACAACCTTGAGTCATGGTGGCAGGAGCAGGCGTCTACCCGAAGAACCAACCACTTTTGCCAAATGGTGATCGCGACTCGCTTCCACGAAAAAGACCTTCACGGGGTCTTAATGGACGGGGACGGTTTTCTAGACCTAGACGGGAACGGAGTAGACTGGGTAGCTGATGACGGGGATTTCGGATGGAGGTGGATAAACATTGCAGGGCTCTGTGAGGACCCCGATAATGACCCCTTGGGGAGAGAGATGGGAGAGAGCCACTGGCCCGACAACCCCGCTTTCTCTGTTCCGATGCTTGAGTCCCAGAAAAAGATAATGGGTAGCTTTAAGTTCGCAGCTCTTTACCAAGGGGTTCCTGTATCGGCTGAGGGGCAGATTGTAAAGAGTAGCTGGGTTAAGGTTATAGAGGAGAAAGACTGCCCCCCCTTGGACGTTGTATGGTTTGGAGTTGACTGCGCTTTCTCCGAGCGAGAGAAAGCTGATGAGAGCGCAATATGCGTCGCTGGTGTAAACACACGTAACCCCGACGTTGTATACATTCGTGAGATTGTTAAAGGAAAGTGGGGTTTTCCCGACTTAATTGAATCGGTAAAGCAGCATTACGCTTTGTACAGCGCAAAAGTTCTATGCATTGAGAAAGCTGCATCAGGGCACTCCCTCATTCAAATGCTGAAGCGAGAGGCTAAGATACCTATCGAGGAAATGAGGCCGCTGAAGTCAAAAACGACTCGCCTCCAGGCAGTCTGCCCTTTACTCGAAAACCACCGCGTTATACTGGTGCGGGGCCTATGGACCGATGCTTTCATAAAAGAACTAACGTCTTTCCCGTACGTTCGACACGACGATAGTACTGACGCCATGGTATGGGCGCTAACTTATTACTCGCTCAAAATTGACTCCGTTGACCGGGGTATACAAGACTCGATCATTCAGAGTCGAAAATGGGCTGGTGCCCTACGCAGACCAATGTTTCGGGATGGTCACTCTTACGGTGGGCTTTTCGAAGAGCGAAGTGTTTCGGTCGGGGGCCGAAGAGCTCCCCGCAGTATGGGCTTCAACGACCCTGATCCTCAGTCTGCCGAGGTACCTGATAGGGGTATTTTCCGAGGTGGCCGCAGCCGGGGTCTTCGAAGTGGATCCGGCTACGACCTTTTTAATTAACTCTATACAAGACAACACAAACACAACCACAGGATGTCACTTAAACACCAAAAATTAACGCACGCTTCCCAATTAGCGGAGCACTCAAGCTGGAGGAGCTACCAAAGAAAACTCCTTGAGCTGAAACTTGAAGGGTTACCTCGAGAAGCGTTCGCCAAGGAAAGTGCGAAAAGTAGCTTTCTTGCTTTCTGCGATCTTGTTTCCGATGCAGGAGGCTTCTCACTCGAAAGTGCGCCGCTCGACGCAAAGGCGTACGAAGTGGTGGGTTCCGCATTTGAGGATATTGCCGAGGGAAGGTACCCGGTTCTCCTCGTGTCGATGCCACCGCGCACAGGGAAAACCACTCTAGGGGTTCACTTGCTGTCCTGGCTGCTTAGCAAAGACCCCATGGCTAGCCACTTTGTAACCTCGTACACACAGGATCTTGCCGCGTCGGTAGTTCACAAGACTAAGCATATGGTTCAGTCCTCCCCGTTCCGGACGTACTCCTCTGTGGTTCCCCCGCTTGCATCGTTTCATGTTTTACCAGTCTCCTTTGGGGGGTATGTGTTGCGGGGCTATTACGGTAGCTTATACGAAACGCCAGGCGTATGGCTAATCGATGACTGCCACAACGGCGTGTCGGACGGAAGTGTCAACAAGAAACAGATACGCGAAATAGAAGACCATTGCGTAGGCAAGAGTGCCACAGTCGTTCTCGGGTCTCGATTAGGCGAGGGAGACATTTTCAGCTACTTTCTGGAAAAGTACGGAGTCTTTGACCCAGTCTCAAATCCGAAAGGAGCCGTTCACATTAACTTGTCCGCCATCATTGAGAGCGAAGAAGAAGCCAAGGCTGACATCCTCGGCAGGAAACCTGGACAGAGCATCAATGATGCTAACACCACATTTAGCCCAAAGAATCTACAGGACTTGCGGAAAACAATGGGGGATGTAAAGTTCTCGTGGTTGTACAAAGGGGTGCTCTCCACTGGGTTCGGAGTCTGCTCCGAGGTACCCCCTCTAGATAAGGTCATTATCTCTATTGACCCCTCTTGCTCGCCAGGCAACGCGGATATGACTGGGATTTGTGTGGCTGGATCCACGAAGGAAAAGGACTGTGTGTACGTTCTCGACGCGTACCAGGCGAATTGGAACTTGGAGACTGTTGGCGTAATTGTTTCTCTAGCCGCTAAAGCCTACGGTGTTACAGAAGTTGTTATCGAGTCGTCCATGGTGAGTGAGCACTGGAGACAGCACCTAGAGAAGCTAGGTTTACCTGTTCGAGTGAGCAAGGAGAGAGTGGTGGCTAAGGAACTTGCGACCAATCTAATGGTAAAGTCGGGGAAAGTAGCATCCAACCCATATATACACAACGTGTTGTTTAAAAGTTGGGAGTGCATTGGATCGTACTCAGATATAATGGATGCTATTTTGGTTAGCTTCATGGAACTGCTTCCACCTTCTGTTTAATTCCGGTGTAGATTGCGATTCGCAACCGCACAAAAAGTTGCTGTTGTTTCTCAACAGTTAAAATGGCTATTTCACCAACGGATAAAAACACTGCAATAATGCAGGAGCTGCACGGGACTCGTTGTCTCATTACAGACCCTGCCTCAGACAGGTACCTTGACCAAGCTAAGAAAAGACCCCAGTATGTGATCCCAGAAGACTCCTACTCTCGGTGGTGTGGCGGGGCCGACGGTTTTGATCTATTCGTAGAAAGGGTTCACGAGTGAGTTGAACGCCACACTTCAGTCAAAAAAAGGGGGGGGGCCAGCGGGTA